GCCACCCGTAGTGTCCGACTTGATAGAAGTCACCGCAATGATGTCATCCGTTTCAAGCAAGTAAATGTTCTCAGGAATATAAATACGGGTTACAGCTGTAGCACCCGTGTTGAAAAACACGCGCTCAGTGTAAGCATCAATATCGCGGGAACTCGATTCAATCGCAGTTTCCAACAACGAGTCATCAATGTCATCGGTGATTCTGGCCGCAGCCTTCACCTCGGAAAGTGTTGCGTACCCATTCACAATCGCCAAAATAAACCTCCAACCACCATTCTACCGCCCGGCCTCCCACCCGTTCAGCCTCCGCCGTTCCACACTCCACGAGCCCGCCCCAAAATCGTCACGAGCAACCTTCTCCGAAAAGTGTGCCTGGTTAGAAGTGAACGTGCGTGAGTTTTGATTCAACAGCCGTTCATCAGACCTGATGGTCGAACTGTTGTCATGGATCATGGGCACCTCGAGCCGGCGAATCGCAACCCCAGCACGCTCCGCCCTGCGCTGATAATCGTTGTCCTCAAAATATGCGGGGAAGAAACCCTCATCAAACAAACCCACACGCTTCACAGCCTCATAGCCGAGAGCGAACGCCTGCCAATGGGGAAACATACTAGAGAGGGTTATCTCGTCACTACGGGCCTCTGAGAGCCTCCCAAGGGCACCAGGCTCGAAACGCACATCATTCGATGCGATAAACCAACGCTCATCATACGGAAACGACTTAATCCCCAAGTTCCATGACGCTGCCACCCCGAGGTTAGCGGGCATCGGCAGGTAGGTCGTGTGCTCCACACAAGCCGGAACATCAATCGCCATATCCTCCAACACATCCGAAGCACCATTATCAATGATGAGTAAATGTTTCACCGGGTAGTCAATACTCGACACCATGCGATCTAGTAAGTCGTAACGGTTTAGCACCGGCACAATCAGGTTCTCTAACACCAGGTTCCCTTCCACTTCACCACAAGGTCATTCTCCAACACAAGGTTCTTCCGCCCGTGACGCTCCACCACATCGGTAGCGTTCTTATCGGTCAACTCAGGGAACAACACTGTCGGCTCCCCACTCGCCTCCACATAACGCCGGTGCCAGTCAATCTCCAAAAGAATCGAGTGCGCTTTATCCGTCACAACCGGCACACCAATCCGGTCAATAACGTGCCGCTCATAAACCCCTGCATAGCACCCAAAGAAATACGGGTCGCGGGTCAACGCCACAGACCCCTCAAACTGCTCGAGCAAATCCCAAAACTTATCAGACTTGATAACCCAAGAATCCTGCAGAAACAGGAAACGATTCACACTCGTGTTCTCCATCACCCAGCGAATCTTCGCCAACTCGAAACCAAAACTCACAACCGCAATATGCTCACGCCCCAAGGACGCTGAACAATCAGCAAGCCAAGCCTGCCTGTCAGGGCTAGACCCGATTACGGTCAGCACTACGCGCCTTAAGTTTCGTGGTCGAAATGCTGTGAGTGTAAGGAATATAGATGAGGGAAATGTCGCGCTCGTCCAACCAATCCTGCGTGAACCCCATCTGCAAGTAATAATCTTTGCGAGCCCAATCCGTACCAATCGCAATAATGTCCGGCCCCACCATGTCAATGCTCGTGCGCGAATCCGCACCATCAACATTCGGCAGCACATCATCAACCCAACGGCACGCCAACAAAACCTCGGCACGCTCCTCGAACGAACACACCGGGCTCTTACCCTTATACGCCTCAATAAACTCGTCCGTGTTCAACGCCACCACAACCCGCCCAAGCTGTGAACACTTCCACAGAAAATTGACGTGCCCGGAATGAAACAGGTCGAACGTGCCACCAGTGTAAACAATGAGCTTATCCACCAAAGTACCCCTTCAGGAACGGCAGCCAGTAGTCAGCCCAAACCTTCTCCTCATCAAAGTCGAGCGCAAACTTACGGGACATCGCAGAAAACCCGCGCTCCGCGTTATAGGCCAGCTCCAACGCTGACACAACCGAACCAAGCAAAGGCACCTGGAAGAAAGCTTTCTGCGGTTCATCCCAAAACGGTTGCCCCTCAACCAACCAACCATCCTCGGCAATCAGGTCAGGCGAGGCGGCCCAGCCCGAACCTATGACTCGACAGCCCGCAGATTGTGCCTCGATTTGCGGAACGCCAAAACCTTCTCCATAAGACGGGGCCAACAGAACATCCGCAGCCGAATACAACGCTGCAAGGTCAGCCTGACTGTACCCAATCCGATACTGATCCCTGTTAGCAAACGTAATCTTCTCTGGTGGAATCCCAGACACTCGTGCAAGCAACGCTAAATCAAACCCGCCCACATTAGGTGACGGGTCAGCGTGAACATACAAGTGAGAATCAGGGTGCGACTGTAGGTGTGCAGAGAAGGCCATGAAGTTCACATCGTAAGCCTTCCGATGCAGAATCCCGTTCGCCTTATTCGCGGCCACCATCGCAACCAGGAACGTGTCATCGCTCACACCCAACAGTTCCCGTGTCGGAGTCATCCCCTCCGGCCCCATCATCTTCGGCGTCTTAGCAAACACCTTCGTGTTCACAGCGTGAGGAATATAAACGGAATCTATCGCAGCGTTATCCAACTGTCGTTTCCCATGCGGGGCCATCGCCACTGGGCTCACATTCTCGCGGCGCAAAAACGCGGCAACACCAGGAGGCAACGTCACATGATCCAACGGCACCCACGAAATAACCGGCACCTCATCCTTCCAAGCGTTGTAAACCCACACATCATAAAGGGTCATAATCGCGTGCTTCAGGTCTGGTGCAGACTGCCGATGATGCTCATGCCACACAGTCAAAACATCCTGCGAATAAGGTGCAACACCTTTAGGGTAAACCGGCACACTCCCAAAGTCTGTGCGATGCTCCCCAATGGCACCTTCCAGGCCGTAGTTCGACAGCACACCCACATTCATGCTGTGACGTTTCATGTAACGCACCAGAAACTCAGCCTGCACCCCATACCCCGTTGGAGCCCCAGGGTTATTCGAAGCTAAAGAAACAACACCCTTAATCTTTTCGTAGGTCATTCGAACATAATAGCGAAAACCCCCGCCGTGAAACCTACAACACAGCGGGGGCCTTCAGCCTTGTGACTAATGCTTATGCAAGAGCCAGGTACTTGATGTGCTCGGCACCGTTAGCAACACCAGCGCCAAGACGGTACACGAACCTGTAGCCCGTGACATCATTGGTGAAGTAGGCATCGCTGCTCACGCTCACCTGGAGACCGCCTGCGTTCGCAATTTTCACGGAGCCCCAGTGTCCGAAGAACACAGCCTTGGCACCAGTAGCAATGTCAGCCACGGCAGGGTTCTCGTAAACGGGCATTCCGAGGATGGTGGAAGGCTGTCCAACTACGGGGTCGTAGATGTAACGGCCATCGTTATCCTTCAGGCGGCGAATCGCACCAAGAGTCTTGGTGTTCACCATGTAGCCGGTGCCAGGAAGCATACGAGCGAAACCATCAACACTGTAAGCCAATGTGATCAGGTCATCAGTCGTGAATGCGTTCGTGGTTCCAGCGGTCACACCGGAGCCAGCAACAGCGGTAACGGCTGCGTGGACTACAACGTTCGCACGAGTACCGATTGCGACACCAGCTTGGCGTGCAACCTGCTCCTCAATATCGAACCCACTGTCCTGGACCAGTTCATTTGACAGCTGCACAATGAAGGCCTGCTTTTTTGGGTCCAGAAGTAGTGAGGTGTAGGTCGGGTTGGACTCTGCGATAGCAGAACCTTCCGTGACCTCAGCCGCGGTGCTGTAACCCGACATCACTGGGATGCGGAAGTCGTTGCCAGAATCGCGAACGAAAACCTCAGAGGTTTCCAGGTATGGGCCGACAAGCTTTGCCAGATCATAAACACGGTCAAGGAACGAAACAGGAACAGTGTCAGCCGAAGAAACAAGTGCGCGCTGCTCAGAAGGCAGGAACTCGTGACCACGGATTTCACCACGGGACATCGAACGGAAAATCTCAGCAGAATCGCGGCTAGTTTCCTCAACAGGGGAGAAGCCACGAGCAGCCTGAGCGAACTCAGCGGAACGGGCTTCAGTCATCTCGGCAACCTCGATAGAGCGCTGTGCGCTTTCAATGTCAGCTTCGATACGGTCAATCTTGGTCAGCTCAGCAGCATCAAGGCCACGACCCTCAGACTCGGCACCGTCAATGACGTCGCGAATCTGCATGGTGAGGTTAGCTTTCAACTCCTGCTGACGCTTCAAAAATGAATCAGTCATCAGTAATCTTTCTTTCTAAATGAATATGGATCGCAACCGTGATAACACAGAATCGCTCACCGTAGCGATGACGCACACCGGCTACCTCTAATTGTAAACCGTGCCGTGCAACCCGTTCCAAAAGAAAAGCCCCTACCAGGGAAAGGGTGGAATACCTGGCAGGGGCAAACCCGTCAACGGCGCTCTAAACTGTTAACGCTTTTCGGCAACCGTCATAACGCGGGTTTCTTTAGTCGGCTCGTCCTCGAGTCCAACAATCCGGCGGGCCAACATTTCAGCCACACCAACATCCTCAACAACATCGAAAAGAATCAACGCGATCTGCTCAACCGTTGCCATCAGTACCCCATCAGAAGTTGCAGCTTCTTCTTCTTCAAAGCGAGCATCTCCAAACTGTTATCCACCACCGGAGCTTCAGGGGTCGGGGCCAGCTCGTCAATCACTGTCTGCAACAAGGTGCGGTCATCCGAAGAAATGTCCTCACCGTTCTCAATCTTCAACAACGCATCAGCGAGAGCATCAGCATCCACGTTCGCCCGCTGTGCAATCTTGTCCAACCCTCGAACCGTAGCCGTGCCATTCGTGGCAGGGTAAGCCGGGAAAGCAACAAGCGAAACCTCGTGCAAACGCACAGACTTCAGAACACGTTCAGTACCGTCAGAACTCCACTCATCCCCGCCACGGGCAGGCATAGAAAACCCGAACGAGAACCCGGTCACATCGCCACGGCGAACCAGCTCACGAGCATCACGCCCATAAGTTGTGTCAGGCAGTGTTGCGGAAACTTTCAGGCCACGCTCATCCTCAGTCAACGTCAAAGTGCCGGCACGAGTCGAACCCATCACAGCACCCGAATCATGGTTCCACAACAGTTTCACATCGTTGCGCGATCGTAGGGATGCACGGAACGCACCAGGCTGAATAGTTTCAGTGAACCCGCCCAAGTTCTCACTGCGAGAGTTGAACAGTGCAGCGTAACCCTCCAAAAACATCCCGGAGGCATCCTCACGGATTTCAAACTTGTCAACCTCAACAATACGGGTTTCCAACTTGCTCAACGCTTCGCCCTTCGCTCGGCCTTCATTCTCAGCTTCTAGTCTACCAACCACGCCGTCAGCGTACTCGAAAGCGCGTTGAGCACTACGTTTCGAACCGCCACCACCCCACAACGCCATCGCCACAGCACCAGGCCCAGGATAGTTATCGTCACCCGGAGTGTTCTGTGGGGCATCCATGTCAACAAGATGACGGGCAATCCACGCACGCAAACGAACCCACTTGTCAGCCGTCACATTACCTTCAGCCATAGCAGCAGCCTCACGAATAGTGCGATCCACAACCCCATCACCAGACAAACCCTCACGATGCCATTCCAGGCCACGCCTAGCACTAGCCCTCATATACGCCGGCGGCCTCAAATCAACTGCACGCAACCCGTCAACATCCTCGTCACCGTCATCTTCAGGCTCACCAGGTAACGGGTCAATCTTCGTCAAAGTCGAAAACTTGTGACCGACAAGAATGTCAGTCTCATCCCAATACACCTCACCCGAATCATTCTCATCACGTCGGTAAATGCGAATCAACGCAGCAGGGTCATCAGGTGTGGCCTCAATACTGAAAGACGAATCGGGAATCCCCAAAGTGCCCTCAGTCATAATGTGCTCGATACGGCCCCGAGCCATCCCGCCCGAAGAATCCCACTCCACAAAATCGCCCAACACAAGCTCACCAGGTTCAGCCCTTACAGAGCGTTCACCCTCAAACGTGGAATCCTCAGCCAGCGCAATCGCAACACCCTGGTCAATGGCATCTTCTTTGCTCATGTGGCAACCCATCACCTCACCGTCATCCTTCACGGTAGCCCAACCATCACACCCCTCAGCCGTGTTAGAAATGAAATACGGGGCCATTAGTCCTGTTTCCTAATATCCAACACGCTTGCCACAGTCGCACTGTGATTAGACACCGCAAAAAGACGATCCTCTGGCCCCAAGTTCATCGTAGAAGTTTCATTAGCCCCAAGCCGGAAACCCGTAGCCGTACTGACAGCCGACCCGCCAAGATAAAGAATGTGCGCGTTGTCAGTGTTGTTGTTGTGAACGTGAACCTCGTGAGGCTGATTATCGTGACCAACAATCTCCACAACAGCAGTCCCCACAGTCACCTGTCTATGCTCTATCGGCATTATTGCACCTCGTAAACGGCACCAGGGTTCTCAGGGTCAACCTGCGCCACCGGCTGCAACTGAGTCGAAGCCAAACCAGTATGAGCAATCGGATCAAGCCCAACCGCCGACAAAGACTCCGCAGGATCATAACCAGACAACACAAGAATCTGAGCCATACGAACACGCTTCTCATCAGCCACAAGGTCAGCACCATCAATGTTGATATTCGCTAACGGCACCCGCACATTACTTGCAGCCGCATCGTCAATGTCGCTCATGTCCTCCAACCGGCGCACATCATTGATAGACATCACACCAGCCTGAATCATCGTGGAATAAGCCGAAGTTCTTGCCTGAATATCAGCGCGAGCCAAACCGTCCAGGTTCCACTTCACAAACGCTGTTTCCCCACCAGGGTAACGAGTCATCAAAGGTGAGAACGCATCCTCAAGTTTCTGAACGATAGGTCGCAAAGTGTGAGTGATGAACTGAATGTTGTTTTGCTCAACCGAAGCGTAAGTCGTAGTCCCAGGAATGTTCAACATATTTGCGGGGATATTGAAAGCGCGGGCCACATCCTCCACAGCGAATCTGCGGGCCTCAATACTCTGCGAAGACTCAGGGTCAATCTGCGTTGTTTTGAACTTCGCACCACCCGACAGAATGCCGGTACGGTGGCCTCTACGCCAACCACGGTGAGCATTGTCGAAACTGTTCCGCAAGTTCTCGGCCTGCTCTTTGGTCAGGTTGGAATCAACCTCAATGACACCCGAAAGGTTGGTGCCATTACCGAAAAACGTGGAAGCAAACTTCTCCAACGCCAACGCCAAACCAAAGTTTTCTTTCAAAGCCTCCACACGCGAAACACCACGGATAGTGCCAGGCCGCAACACATCAGGAATGAAAATCACTTCCTCCTGCGAAAGCACCTTCCCCTCACCCTCAACAGTGAACGTCAACGTGCCACGAGGAGTGCGCTTCACCTCAACAGCGCGAGGGTTTAGCACCACCAGGTTCACAACCTCACCGGCACGGTTCGAGAACACGCGAATGAAAGCGTTACCGTCAAGCATCAAAGACACAATGACTGAGTTATAGAACGCCACCCGAGGCAACGCAATGTCCGGTTTGTCAACCCATGAAGGCTTAGGTCGGAACGCACGCCTCTGACCGTCAATACGGATGAAACAATCCAAAGGCAAGGTGCTAATCGTGTCAGCGATAAGCGACACGGCAGAATAAACCGCGTTCACCTGGAACACAGTCTTGGAATCAATCGCAGTGTCCGACAGGTTCCCGAACGCTAGATCGTCACCGGCCTCGAAAATTGTTTGAAACGAAACGGCCCGCTGC